GAGCGGGCGGAGGAAATAGTGCTTTCCGTAATAGGCTAAGTCTGCGGAGTAATCGCAGTCATTTGGCGCGTGCTGTGTCTCGTAATAATAGGCGTATTCCCCGGGTGCTTCAGCTTGGACGGCAGGCAACTTTTCCGCCTCTAGCGCATCATAATCTGGGGAATAGCCGTAGAGTTCTCCAGTTTCGGGGATGAAGCTGGAGGCGCACATGTCTGGGACGAAAAACGTTGTGCGCCCGTTGATAGTTTGGGCGTAACCGCCTGGGACTTTGGAAAAGGTGCCAGGAATGGGGCGTTTGACTGCTGACATTGTGAAAACCTCCTGTTTTGCGTTGTGTGTGGGCTTGCGACCCATGAGCGCCCGCCCTTTCGGGCGGCTGGACTTGCACCAGCGGCGTGCTATACGTCGGCCTTGCGGGCTGTATGTCAGGAATTAAGAGGCTGCACGGGCCTTGCGCTGCTGGGCAAGCATGCGGTTATAGGCCATGAGCTCTTCGCGTGTTTTGACCTTGATGGGGGCGGTTTTCTCGACCTGCGAAGCGGTGAAAAGGTGGGATTTCGCAAGATAAGCATGCTCGCTGGCGGTTTCTTCCTGCTCGTCCTTGGAGGGCTTGCCGGAAGTAAAGCGCCAGAGGTTGAGCACCAGCGCGGCATGCTCGTTCTGTTTGACCTGATAGCCGAGGCGGCGCCACTCCTGATAGGTGTGGAGGGGAAGACGGCGGCCAGATTCGAGGATAGCGATGGCTTCCTCTTTTGTGAAGATGCCGGAAGAGATTGCGGCGTTGAAGATGATTTGCTCGTTTGTCATGATGGGTTCCTCCTTGCGTTTGTCGTTGTCCTTGCTGTGATTACATAATATCACGCCGACGTGATTTAATCAATAGACAGATTGCACGAATAATTTCACGTCGGCTTGTGTAATTTGCACGTTGCCGTGAAAAAACCTTTGCGCTATAATGGTGTAGAGGTGATTTTATGGCAAGGCCGAAGAAATACAGCACGCCGGAAGAAGCGTACCGGGCGAAGCTGGCAAGTAATGCAAGGAGAGAGGCGCAAAGAATTATGCGCATAGAAATAAAGCCAGAAAAGGCAGAAGGGGAAGCAATAAAGGCGGCCGCAAAAGAGGCGGGAGAAAGCACGCAAGTATACATATTGCAGGCGGTGAGAAATCGCATGGAAGCCGAAAAGGCGGGTGCGACGGTGTGCAAGATACGCAATGATGCGGTAGGGCCAGCGGCAGAGGCTGCGGGGCAAAGTATCAAAGAGTATGTAACGCAGGCGATACAAGAGCGCATGGAGCGCGAGCGGTAAAAAAATAAAGCCTTTCGGGTAAACCGGAGGGCTTTTTCTTATAAGGTGGTGAAAATATGGCAGAAAAGTACGATAGACGCAAAAACCTTGTAAGCTTAAAGGACAGGACGCCAGAAGAGCGGGCGGAAATTGCGCGCAAAGGACAGGCGGCGTCAGTAGAGGCGAGGAGACGCAAGAAGACGCTTAGAGAAATTATGGAGGCTGTTTTGTCGCTGGAAGCACCGCAAGATATGCTTGAAGCTGGTAACGAGATAGCACGGAAAATGCAACGGCTTGCAAAATCGCGGGGGGAGGTTGTGGATGTATACGAGGCAATCGCTATGGCACAGGCGCATAGAGCCGCCCAGGGCGACACAGCGGCAGCAACATGGGTGCGCGATTCCGCGGGCGATAAGCCGACCGACAAGCTGGCGCAGATTGGCGGGCCGGAAGTGACAGAGGCGGATATTGCGTTGCTTCGCAAACTGGACAAGGTGGGCACGCTGGACGCTTTGACAGACGCAAAAAGCGGGAAAGATGGGTGATATGTCCATAATATACAGCCAATAAATGCACATAGGACAAAAAATGACGATATATCGTCATTTACAATTTCGCCAAATTGGTATTTAGCGAAATTGCAGGCGAAAAGAGGAAAAAGGAAAGAGGCAATAAACTGGGAGGCCGGAAGGTCAGAAAGCCGGAAAGGTTACCCCCCCCCCTAGGGGGTAAGACATAAGGCAAGGGCTGTATTTTTTTATTTTTTTCTGCGCGCATATATATAGGGGCCCCCGTGTGGGGGCATACCCCTCCCAAAGGCGACCCCGGCGTTCCGAGGATGGGGAGAGGGTACTATATATATTTTCCCCGCCGAAAATTATAAAAAATATACCCCCTGCAAAGGTTGCCTATACCCCATTTTTCTTAGGGGAGGTAATTCAAAAATTGGGATTAGATTTATTTGGCCCGCTTCGTGAAGAAAAAATCCTTGTGACTTTTGATGTGCCCGAATTGTTTGTGTGTGTCGATGAGAAGAGTGAGCGTTATTTATTCCTCAAACTCAACGGCTACGAAAGATATTTGTGCGTGAAAACACCTGTGCTTATGTTGCTCTTGATGTTGAAGGGACATATTCCTATGAAAGAAGCCTTCCATAAGGCCGTTGACGGAGTTGCGTATTATGCCCAGTTCGATTTTGATTCTTTGAATTATCATTTCGAGCGAAAGAATATTCAAGAGATTCCGGCAAAAGACCTGCCAGCAGATGGCGCGTTATTTACACTTCGAAACAAGAGCATTGAAAAATACATTGCAAAATTGGAAAATAAACAGACCTACGAATGATAGGGGGGTGATGCCTATGATTCCGAACGAAACCTCGTTCTCTCCGATGTAGTTAAGCCCTGCCGATTGTGGCAGGGCTTTATATGCGGAATGCAAGAAGCAGCCATTTATGGTAGGAAGGTAGCACCTTCCGTTTCGCACTACAAGCTTCCGTGGAGGAATAGCAGATGCTAGCAAGCGCGGGTAATTCCGTGGAACAGATAAACGGCAGAAACGGCCAGCTGCAAAACAGAGCGAGGGATGTTAGTCTGGCATCCTATCCATAGTGCAAATCCTTACCCGCAAACTTGTGTCAAATTGGAAAATGAGGCCCTATAAAGCTGGGTTCCTGAATAGGATTAAGCCATGCGCTTAGAACCCTTTGCCTATGGGTTTTATTTACGGCCCGGGCGTGCCGTGAACGCTTAAAAGGCTCCAACGCGGGGCCTTTTTGTTTTGCAACCATAAAGGAGAAACCATGAAAATAGACATTCTTGGAACACCATATGAGCTTCTATATTCTTCGCAAGAAAAGGACGAAAGACTTGTACAATGTGACGGGTATTGTGACGATACCACAAAACGATTGGTAGTTGACGATATGCGCAAGGGCGCTACAGAAGTTATGAGCAAAGGAAATCTGGATGAATACAGAAACTGCTGCGCGCGCCATGAAATTATCCACGCGTTTTTTTTCGAAAGCGGCCTTGCACATAACAGCGATTTTGCAGCCAATGAAGAAAACGTGGATTGGATAGCAAGGCAATTCCCGAAAATGCTTAGGGCATTTAGAGAAGCCAAAGTGATTTGACACACGGTTTGATATGAATGGGGTGGTAATGTGACGGCGCAGGAACTGAGAGAAAAGACGGTGGCGCTGTGCCGGAAAGACCCCGTGTTTTTTACCAGAACCTTCGTGCATATTGAGGACAAAGACGCGGAAGAACTGATACAGCCATTTCAACTTTGGCCAGCACAGGAAGAGGCCCTGCGCAGCATGCATGCGCACAGGCTGAATGTGATATTGAAAGCGCGCCAGCTGGGCATTACCTGGCTGGCGCTTTCGGTTGCAGCATGGCTTTTGGTTTTGTTTACCGGGCGCACAGTGGTGTGCTTTTCCCGCGCAGAGGAAGAGGCCAAAGAGCTTGTGCGCCGCATGGTGGTGATATTGCGTCACATGCCGGAATTGATTGCAGAGGAAAAGCATGCGCCAGCAGGATGGAGTGGGCCGGTGTTCAGTTATACCAGCCTGGAAGTAAAAATACAGTTCCCCAATGGGCCGGAAAGTGTTCTGAAAGCTTTTCTTTCTAGCCCGGGCGCGGCGCGCGGCTTTACGGCAGACCTTGTTATTCTAGATGAATGGGCCTTTCAGCAATTTGCAGAAGAAATATGGGCGTCTATTTTTCCTGTAGTAAACCGTCCAAATGGCGGCATGGTGATAGGGCTTTCGACCATAAAATTAGGCACACTGTTTGAAGAGATTTTTACTAACCCAGACAACGGGTTTAACAAAATTTTTCTTCCATGGAATGCAGACCCTGCGCGCGACAAAGCGTGGTATAACCGCACACTTGGTGCGCTGGGCGAAGATAAGACATTGCAGGAATACCCCGCCAGCGTAGAAGAGGCGCTGAGCGTGCCGGGCGGTGTGATGTTCCCAGAAGTAAAGAAAGAAACGCATGAAACAGAAGAAGAGGTGCCGGCAGGCGCGCGGCGGTATGTTGCAATAGACTATGGCCTTGATATGTTATCGGCCCACTGGGTAGCGATTGGTACAGACGGACGCGCGCTGGTATATCGGGAATTTGACGAGCCGAACAAAACGATTGGCGAAGCGGCAGAAATTATCTTGAACCTTTCGGAAAATGAGGAAATAGATGCTTTTTTGGCTCCGCCGGATTTGTGGAGCCGCGAGCAGATGACAGGCAAAAGCCGAGCCATTGTTTTTTCGGAAAACGGACTGAATTTGACGAAGGTTTCAAATGATGTGGCGGCTGGATGCGCCAGCATGAAGGAATGGCTATACCCCGGGCCGGATGGCCCAATGCTGCGAATAAAGCGACGGGCAGCACCGAACTTGTGGCGTTGTTTGCAGAAGATACAAAAGGACGAAAAAAAGCCTGACACTTATGCAAAAGAGCCCCATTCACTGACGCATGACGTGGACAGCCTGCGCTATTTCTGCGTATGGTGGACAAGCCCTGCTGCCAGGGTGGAAAAAAGGGTGCGTGCACATTGGGAAGATGACCTGTTTGAAGATTATGAAAATGCAGATGAGCAGGGAAAGGCTTACCTGATTTCCAAATATGGAAACCCGTTTTAAGGAGGACGCATGTTTAAGAAAAATAAAAAACTTGCGGAATGGCAGGACAAGCTTCAGAGGGCCAAAAGCGAATACCAGACAGAGCTGGATAAAATGGACAGGCGCACAGCCTACTATGAGGGCACTTCTGACATTTTGAAAAAAGACGGCTCTCTTGCAGCGCGCAAAGCGTCTAATGTGCGCAACATTGTGTATGAGCTTTTGGAGAGTGAAGTGGATTCCACGATACCGATGCCGCGCGTAGATGCCATTCATGAAGAGGACAAGGAACTGGCCCGAGGTATTGAGGCGATTTTACGCAGTGAAGTGCAGATGCTTCGGCTCGTTGAGATGAACGATATTCAGGAGAGAACAACGACTACGCAGGGTGGGGCGTTGTGGCAAGTAGACTGGGACGAGAACAAAGGATTCCACTGCACAATGGGCGATGTGGCCGTGACAGACCGCCACCCCCGGCAGGTAATACCGCAGCCGGGAATTTATGAAATAGAGCAGATGGATTACATATTTGTGCAGGTGACACAGACAAAACAGGCCATTAAGCGAAAATATGGCGTGGATGTTTCGCAGGAAGGCGAGGAGGCGCCGGAAATTCGCGGAGAAGGGGCTGACACCTGGGATGAACTTGTGACGCAAAACATTGCCTATTTCCGAAACAAGGATGGAGGAATTGGACGGTTCAGCTGGGTAGAAGATACTGTGTTGGAAGACATGGAAGATTACCAGGCGCTGCACATAAAAGTTTGTGCTGAGTGCGGGCGGCCCAAAAGTGGAAATGAGAAAACCTGCCCGGTTTGTGGCTCGAAAAAGTGGAAGGATGAAGTGCAGACTGAAGAAGAGCTGATAGAGGATGTCAGGCTGTTCGACGGAACGATAATTCCACAATTTCAGGCGGAAGAGGAACGCGAGATTTTGGCGCCGGATGGCACACCCATGCTGGATGAAATAACAGGTGCGCCCTTGATGCAGACAGTGGCAGTTGCAACGAGAATACCGAGGTATAAGCCAGACCGTTATCCGCTGGTGCTGCGCCGGAATATCAGCAAGTATGCTTCCTTTATGGGCGGCAGTGATGTGGATGTGATATGCGACCAGCAAGAGGCAATTAAAAAGTGCGGTTCCAAAATAGAGGAAAAGGTTTTGAAGGGCGGAAGCTTTGTGACGCTGCCCGAAGGGCTGGACGTAGAAACCACAGACAAAGAGTTTAAAATCGTGCGCATTAAAAACCCAGCGCAGAAGGAACTTATCAGCGTGATGAATGTACAACCCGATATTACAAAAGACCGGGTTGTGCTGGTGGACAACTATGACTATGCCAAAAGCACGCTGGGCATTACGGATGCGTTTCAGGGCAAGTATGATTCTTCGGCTACATCAGGCAGCGCCAAGCAGTTTTCGGCTAACCAAAGCGCCGGGCGCTTGCAATCGAAACGAGAGCAAAAGAACAGCGCCTTTGCACGGCTGTACGAACTGATGTTTCGCTTTCTGCTGGCGTATGCGGATGAGCCGATTCCTTACACCACCAAGGGAAGTGATGGTCAGCCGACATTTGCGCATTTTAACAGGATGGATTTTTTACGGCAGGATGCAGCGGGAGAATTTTATTGGGATGATGAATTTATCTTTACGATAGACCCCAGTGCAACGCTTTCTTCGAACCGCAGCGTGTTGTGGGAACAAATGGATTTGAAGCTGCAAAGCGGCGCTTTTGGACAGCTGGGGATGAATGAAACGATGCTTTTATACTGGACGCTGATGGAAGAGCTGGATTACCCCTATGCTGGCGAAATTAAGGCCATGATACAAAAGCGCATAGAGGATGAAAAGGCGCAGCAGATGCAAATGCAGCAAATGCAGCAGATGGCAATGCAGCAGACGGGAGGAATGGGAAATGCTATGCCCCAGATGCAAGGTTGAGATGAGGGCCACGACATCTTACCACATTGAAGGGAAAAGGCTGTTTTTGTGGCAGCAATTTTTTTGCCGAAACAGGCAGTGCGAAAATTACGGACAGCCTGTTAAAACCATAAAGCACGAAATTCCAGTGGAAAAGGAGGAATAGGGTATGGCGAAGCTGAATATTCCCAACACGGGCAGCATGACGGTGAAAGCGCCGAAATCTTCCGGCAGCACCAAAAAGCCTACCGTGAAAACGGGCGGCGACCTTCGCGCAACGAAGTGAAAAAAATAAGCCGGGCCGGGGCGTGATACCGGCCAGCCCTTTTACCGGGTGAGGAAAGGAAAATATGGAACTGGAAAATGGCGTAATGGATGTTCAGGAAACCAGCGAAAATGCCGGTGGACAGGAACTTGAACAGGGAGTAGCCAGCCCTGATGTGCAGAATGTGGAAGCGGAAGAAAATTCCGCAGGCGAAGAGCCTGCCGAAGCCGGGCAGGCACAGGAAGCACAGATTCCGAATGACGTGTGGAAAACGGCCCGTTTGCGCGCGGAGCGTGAAGCGGCAACCCGTTATGCGCGCCAGCAGGCGCAGCAGGATGCCATGGTGGCGGCAAGGTTTGGGCATTTGAAGGTGCCGGGAACAGACCGCAATATTCGAACGGTAAAGGATTATTTTGACGCCCTGGATGCGCAGAATAAGGCCCAAACGGAGAGCCGTTTGAAAGCCGCCAATATAGACCCCAAAATTATTGACCGTGCAGTTGCGGAAAACCCCATTGTGCAGAAAGCGGCGCAGGTTGTGGAACAGGCGCAGCGGGACGCAGGCGACAGAATACTGAAGCGGCAGCTGGAAGAGATAACGAAGATAGACCCGGCTGTAAAAACGCTGGAAGATATTCGAAAAATGGACACGTTTCCGCAATTTGACGCACTGGTGCGCAGCGGCGTGCCGCTGGATGTAGCCTATAAGGCAACAAACTTTGAAAGATTATCCAGCGGGAAAGCGACGGCGGCAAAACAGGCGGCAATCAATGCGGCAAAGGGGAAAAGCCACCTTGGGCCAACCACGGGGACAGGTAAGGAAAAACCGAGCCTGACAGAAGAAGAGTACGAATCTTGGGCGAATTTGGGGTTTTCCCGAAAAGAGGCCGAGCAGTACCACAAACAGTTTAACAGTTGACAGGAGGAAAAATATGTTCAAAGTAGCAAAACGCGAAGTGGGCGATGTAGAACCTTTGGAGTATTACCCCAGCGACGCAGCACTGACGATTGGCAGCGCTGCCACCCTGGGCAGCGGCGGCAAGCTGAGCAAGGCATCTTCTACCGTGCGTCCCTCGCATATTGTGATGGGCGAAAAAAATGAGGATGGGATGTTCCCGGCAATGAAGGTGATGCCGTCCACGACGTTCGAAGTGCAGAGCACGGCAACGGTTGCCGACACACTGATTGGCAACAAGGTGACACTGGGCGATGACGCCGAGACCGTTACCGCAACCACTACGAGCGGTGTATTTACCGTAGACTGGACAGACGGCGCCACAACCAACAGCACGGTGCGCGGCCATTTCGCATAAAGAGGAGGAGAAAGGAATATGGCAGGTATCATTTTTTCGGAAGGTTCTGGGCTGAATAACAGTGTATACGGGAAAAGCCAAGAGCCTATCCGCGCCATGATTGAAAAGAATGTAGAAGCGTTCGAACAGCAGAGCCAAATCAAAAACGTGTATTTCATGGACAAAACCAAAAACTTTGCCGAGAAGTACACGCAGGAGACAAGCCTTGGCAACTTTGAGGATGTGGGTGAGAACGGCGCCTACCCCAAAACCAGCATGCAGGAGGGCTATGCCAAAGTGGTAGAGCCTACCACCTGGAAAAGCTCGTTTGAAGTGACGCAGGAGATGATTGAAGATGCGAAGTTTGGCAAAATCAAAAGCCGCGCTAACATCTTTGCCACCAGCTTTAACCGCACACGCGAAGAGTTTGCTGCAAACCTTCTGGCAGGCGGTGTATCTGCGAAAACGAAAATTGGGACGCGAGAATATGCGACCACCTCCGCGGATGGCGTGGCACTGTTCTCTGCTTCGCACCCGTCGATTACGAAGGGCACCAAAGCACAGAGCAATATTTTTTCTGCGGCATTCAGCGCCTATGCAATGGATAAGGTGCAGGAATATATGCAGGGCTTCAAAGATGATGACGGCCACCTGTTGAACGTAGCGCCGGATACCATTCTCATCCCCAATGTAGGCGAGCTGAAACGCGCTGTGTTGGCGGCCGTGGGCAGTGACCTTGACCCGGAAAGCAGCAAGAATGCCATGAACTTCCAGGCTGGGCTGTGGAACGTGCTGGTGTGGAACTATCTGCCTAAAACCATTGGCGACAAGCCCTATTTCATCATGCTGGATTCGAAATTCAAGGATGACTACATGTGTTTGCCGTTCTTGGACCGCGTGCCGCTGACGGTAAAAAGCGACATTGACCCGAACACCGATGCCAACGTGTTCAAGGGCCGTGCGCGCTTTATGGCAGGATTCAACAACTGGCGCTGCATTTCCATCTGCGGCGAGGGTGTATCGGGCACCACGATTACGGCACCGGTACAGACGCAGAATGTAACGGTGATGAATACCACGGATAACCCCGTAAACACGAAGGAAGTTGGCGCAGGCGGCTAACATAAAGGGCGGGTAACCGCCCTTTTTATCACGGACAAAAGGAAACGGCCGGGGCAGTGCCGGCAGACGTGAGAGGAGAGAAAAGGCATGACATGGAAGGACATTAAGCTTGCCACACTTCAGAAAATGTTTTCGGCAGACGGCAGCAACCTTGTAGAGGACGAAACCACAAAGGACTACCTTGCAGGCATGCCGCAGACAGCCAATGAAGCACTGGCGCTTTTGTGCACGTCAAATAAATACCTGCGCAAAAGCGCCCTGTTGGAAAAGCCGCAGGGCCCGGCCAAATTTACCATGAAAGACCAGGCAGAAGATTTCTGGATTTTTGGCACGCCGGAAGTGTACCGCATGGAAAACGGCCTGCCGTATAAAACCTATGCCTATTCCATTGTGGCCGGGCGGGATATTATTTTTCCCGCCGAAGAGGCCGGGCAGTATGAGGTGTTTTACAACGCATGGCCGCCGCAGATTACCGGGGAAACGCTGGATGATTACGAGCTTCCACTTACACCGGACGTGGTGGTGCTGCTGCCGCTTTATATGGCCAGCCAGCTTTATAAAGATGATGACAATTCCATTGCCACCATCTACCGCAACGAGTTTGAGGTGGCCCGCGGCGAGCTTGTAGCTGGAACAGGTGGGGTTGTAACAAGCGAATGGACATCAAAGGATGGGTGGTGCTGAAATGGCACAGTTTTCAATTCCGGCCAGCCCATCCAGAAGCATTTTAAATGTGAATGAGTTCTATGGCATAGATTACACTAACAGCCCGGCCAACGTGGATAAAAGCCGCAGCCCCAACGGGCAGAACATGATACGCGATGTGCCGGGCAAGGTGCGTAAGCGTATGGGCTATGAAACCATAGCGCAGTACCCCGCACGCATCAACGGCGTGTTTGCCCGAAGGGAGGACAGCGAATTTCTTGTACATGCAGGAACGAAACTGTATTTGGGCGAAGAGGAAATATATAGCGGCATGGCGGACGCACGCAGCAGCGCTTGGCAGTTTGGAGATAAATTGTACATCATAGACGGCGCAGGGCTTACGGTGTTTGACGGCACAGCGGCGGGCCCGGTGGGGGACGCAGCTAGAATACCGCTGTTCACCATTGCCAAGGCACCCACGGGCGGCGGTACGCAATATGAGAACCTGAACCTTATTCAGCCAAAATTTACCGAGCAGTTTTTGGGCACAGAGGAAGACACACAGTATCATCTTTCCTTTGCGGAGCTGGATGATGCCCCGGTGAAAGTGGAGGTTTTGGGCGCAGATGGCACTTGGCAGGAAAAAACAGAAGATACCGATTACACGGTAGACCGCACCGCGGGCATTGTCACCTTCACCACAGCGCCGGGCAAAAGCCCGGTGGCGGGCGAGGACAATGTGCGCATTACGGCCAGCCGCACGGTGGAAGGGTATGCCGCGCGCATCTTCGGGTGCACCATGGGCACGCTGTACGGCGTGAACGGCGCGGCCGACCGGCTGTTTGTATCAGGCAACGCGCAATACCGCAACTACGATTGGTACAGCGGTATGAACGACCCAACCTATTGGGCCGATACAGCCTATGCCACATTAGGTACAGAACAAAGCGCCATTGTAGGATATTCCATTGTGAATGAGCGGCTTGCCACCCATAAAGACAACATGGAGGACGGCCGCAACGTCATCATCCGCGAGGGCAACCTGGTGGACAATCAGCCCGCCTTTCCCATTGTGAACACCCTGCAGGGCGAGGGGGCCATTGCGCCGCGCAGCTTTGCGTACCTTGTGAATGAGCCCTTGTTCCTCACAAAGCTCGGTGTGTTTGCCATTACCGCGCAGGACGTGACGGGCGAAAAGTATGCCCAGCAGCGCAGCTTTTTCTTAAATGGTAGCCTTTTGAAAGAAGCAAATTTAGAAAATGCCGTGGCTGTGGTGTTCAAAGACATGTACTGGCTGTGCCTGAACGGCGCGGCCTACATTTTAGACGGCCTGCAATCTACGCGAAGAAATGAAGAACCCTATTCAAACAGGCAGTATGCGGGGTTTTACTGCACGAATATACCAGCGCGTGTGTTGTTCGTGAAAGATGAACGGCTTTGGATGGGAAGCGATGATGGAAAGCTGCGCCGATTCTATGAGGACACAGCAGCCCTTACCAGCTATTCGGATGATGGGCAGGCGATTCATGCCATATGGGAAACGCCAGACCTTTCCGGCAAGCTGTTCTACAAAAACAAGACGTTCCGCTTTTTGGCCGTGCGGCTGGCAAGCGCTATTGCCACGAGCATTCGTATTTCCGGCCAGCGGCGCGGGTTGTGGACGCACATCAAGGAAGACACCACAAAGGCAAGGTATTTTGACTGGGGATATTTGAACTGGGACAAGTTTTCATGGAGCAACGACGAGACGCCCAAGACGCTCTCGACCAAAGTGCGCATCAAAAAGGTGGATAAAGCGCGCTTCCGCTTTGAAAACAGCGAGGTGAACGAGCCGTTCGGCCTGTTTGACTTTGCGGTGGAATTTGTGGAAAACGGGAACTTCAAGGGCTGACGCCCGGCGCGCGCCGCGGCAGGCGCAGCGCGCCGGGCAGAACACAGAAAAGGAGGAAAAGCATGCCGTTCAAACAGGTGACGGAACAGGATTTGAAAGGCAAGGGCGTCATTGGGCAGCCCGCGGTGCCCGGCCTTTCGGTGACAGAAATGCAGAAAAGCGTAGAGCAGGTGGTGCGCGAGGCGGCTATCCCCGCGCACAACCAGCTTTGCGAACAGCTGGAGGCC